CATTTGAATACATAGGTGCAGGTACAGACCTAAATACAGCTAACCCCTTCCAAGGTGGAAAACCTATTCCTGAACAGGAAGTTGTTGCTATTAATGGTGGACAGGTTCCATTCACTAGTACGGATCAAAAAGGTAATTTCAGAATTGGTGATGGATTGACAATTGATCAAACAACATCCACAATTCGAGGAAGAGATTTTAACAGAGCAATCCAAGCACAATTAACACCACTGATTCTAGCATTGAGATAAAACATGGCAATAGCACCAGTAAATAGATTTGTAAATATTGCTGTTCCTGTAGTACCAGGAAAGCAAAAATTATATGAAGTTCCAACAGGAACATCTGCTCTTTTGTTGTATCTTCAAGTAGCAAATGTTGGAATTGGTGTTACATACCCAAAGGTAACTTTTAGTCAGCAAAGAACACAAAGAAGTACAGGTAATTCAAACGATACTAGAGTAATAAAAGATATCGAAATTCCCCCAAATGATGCTGCTGTTTTAGTTGATGGTAGATTGGTTTTAGAGAAGACTCCATTAGTATTAGATAAGATTTTTATAGAAGGAACGCAACAACAGGTTGGAATAATTACAAGCGTATCATATGATGAGCCATCAGGTATTGCTACTGTTAATACAAAAGATAATCATTTATTTAAAATAGGTGATCCAATTTGTTTAAGTGGTATTCATTTTGATTGCAGTGGAAGTACAGGTATTACTACAAATATTTTCCCAAATCCACAACAATCTTTTATTGTTGATACTGTTGAAGGAACTGTTGGGGCATCAAAAACATTTTCTACTATAGTTGGAACTTCAAAGGGATATCCACACGTTTATAATGTTGCTCAACATTATTATGCAAGATCAAAACCAAATGCTGTAGAAATAGTTTCTAGTAGTGGATATACTGGATATACTAAAATTACACCTACTACTAATACTGATTATGATCCAGCAACAGGTATTTTAACTATTGAAAAGGCATCTCATGGATTTTCAAATGGAGATTTAATTAGAATTGCTGATGGTGGTATAAGATTTACCTGTGCAAAAGATAGTCATGGATCTAATCATGATTATCCAAGAGCAACTGATCCTTATAGTGGTAAATTATTAGAAGTTTTTAATGCACAAACTAATACGTTTGATGTTCAGGTAGGACTAGCTAATGATGGTACTGCTGGTGATCATACTTTTGTATCTGCTGTGAATAATTGTGTTTCTAAAGTAAATGAAAGATTTCAGGTTTATAATGCAATCTATAATGGTGATGATAAAGCACAAACAATAAGTCCAACTAGATCATATAGTGTAACTAATGCAACTTATGCTCCTGGTACAAGTGGTGGTAATTTAGTGATGACGATTGGTACACATACTCTTGATGTGGGTGATGCAATTAGAATTAAACCAAATTCATTGGCATTTAAATGTACAATGGATGGTAATACTTCTACTAAGACTTATCCAAGATCTGGAAAAGATCCAGCATATGGTACAGAACTTAATATTACAGCAAAAACGGCTACAACTATCACTGTAGATGCAGGTCAAACATCTAATACTACTCATAATGCTGTTGCTGGATCTGGTAGCGAAACAACTACTTATGATCCTAATACTGGTTTAATGAGAGTTAATATTGGTAGTCATTCCTTGAAGGTGGGTACAAGTGTTAAATTGGGTAATAATTCATTTACCTTTACTTGTGCAAAAGATAGTCATGGATCTAATCATACATATCCAAGATCTGGAGATCCTGCAAGAAATACAGCAGTTAATATAGAATCTGTAACAGCAAATACTATTACTTTAAATGTAGGAACTGCTAATGATGCTACTGCTGGAGCACATACTTATGTTTCTGGTGGTACTGTTATTTCTGGTGGTGGTTATGATCATACTTGGGCTGGTGGTACTTCTATAAAAGCAGTAACTACTGGTGGATATACATTAGGTTCTGGAGAATTAGATCTTGAGATTGGATCACATAGCTTACAAAATAGTGATAAGATTTTAATAGCACTTGATTCTATAGGATTTACTTGCACTATGGATAATCGAGCTACTGAACATTTTTATCCAAGATCAACTGATCCTGCTGCTAAATCAGAATTAACATTAACTAGACAAGGAACTACAAGAATAAGAGTTAATGTTGGAAAAAGTTTATCTGGTGGATATGTTGCTCCACTAGAGATGGAATTAATAGCAAGTATATTAGAAAATAGTACAAGTTAATATTATGATAAAATATCTTAGTGGTAGAGTAAAAAGAACACCTCAAGATAGATTATCTGCTGATAGGTATGATTATCTTGATGTAAAACAAGCAGAACCTAATTTAGCGGATCCAGCGACTAGTCCACCAGTTCCTTCTGGTGCTCAATATCAATTGGTCGCTGTTCCAGGATATCCTGGTAAAAGATATTGGGTTCCTGTTGGTGGTGGATTAATTCCAGGTGCTATTAGTATTTTTGATGAAGGAACACTTGTTAGTTTTGCCAGTAGCATAACTCAATTAAATTTTGTTGGTGCTGCTGTTACTGCTAATGTAAGTGTGCAAAGCCCATCAGGGCATCCAGGTATTGCTGCTACTATAACAGTTAATCCAGTCACTATTCTTGATACTCCACCTGTTGATCCTAGACCAGGTGAATTGTGGTGGGAAAGTGATACTGGTGATTTATATCTTTATTATGAAGATGCTGATAGTTCTCAATGGGTAACTACTAATACTGGTGGTAGGGGTGATCCTGGTGATAAAGGTGAGAAGGGTCAGAAAGGTGAAAGAGGAACGGATGGACTTAGTGGTTCTGAAGGAGATAAAGGTCAGAAAGGACAAAAAGGTGATAAAGGAGAGGAAGGATCAAAAGGTGAGAAAGGTGCTATAGATGAAAAGGGTAATAAGGGTGAGAAAGGTGATAAAGGAGAGGAGGGGCAAAAAGGTGAAAAGGGTCAAAAAGGTGACGATGGTGAAAAGGGTCAAAAAGGAGAAAAAGGTGTTAAGGGTGAAATAGGTGGTCAGGGAATTAAAGGTATATTAGGTCCTCAAGGAGATAAAGCAGGACTAAGATATCAATATTCTCATAACACTGGTATGTCTGATCCTGGTACTGGTATTATTAGATATGATAATAGTAGTACATTAGGATCAATTAGTGCTATAGCGATTGATGCAGAAACTAAAGAAGGAACTAACGTATCAAATTACATAGCAACTTGGGATGATTCAAGTAATGATACTATTAAAGGTCATATAATAGTAAAATCAAATGTAAATAGTGATGCAACATATACTGTACTTGAAGTAACTGGAGTTACCGTTAATAGTGGATGGTTAGAAGTATCAGTACAAAATGCTACTGGTAGTTTCCCATCTAATAATGAAGAATGTGTAGTTCAGTTCTATAGAACAGGTAATAAAGGAGAGAAGGGTCAAAAAGGTGAAAAGGGTCAAAAAGGAGATAAAGGAATAAAAGGTTCTGGTACTCAAATATCAATAGCAGATAATCCACCAGGAAGTGCTAATAATGGTGATTTGTGGTGGGCAAGTGATGATTTTGACTTACACGTTTATTATGATGATGGTGATAGTGAACAATGGGTATCTATAACTTCAAATACTTCATTGAAGGGTGAAAAGGGTGATAAAGGTCAGAAGGGTGAAGAAGGTGATAAAGGTCAAAAGGGAGAAGGTGATAAAGGTCAGAAAGGTGAAGAGGTAAAAGGTCAAAAAGGAGATAGTAATAAGGGACAAAAAGGTGAAGAAGGTGATAAAGGTCAAAAGGGAGAAGGTGATAAAGGTCAGAAAGGTGAAGAGGTAAAAGGTCAAAAAGGAGAAGATAACTCTACTAAAGGGCAAAAAGGTGAAGAAGGTGATAAAGGAGATAAGGGTGAAGGTGTTAAAGGTCAAAAAGGAGAAGATAACTCTACTAAAGGACAAAAGGGAGAAGTAGGTCAGAAAGGTCAGAAGGGACAAGATGGTAATGATGCAACTGGAACTAAAGGACAGAAAGGAGAAGTAGGTGATAAAGGTCAAAAAGGTGAAATCGGTCCTCAAGGTAATGATGGAAACTTTGGTGGTGTAAGTTTTGATTATACTTATCAGGATGATACGGGAGATGCAGATCCTGGTGGTGGTAATTTAAGATTTAATAATACTAATCTTAGTAATGCATCATTTTTGTATATTGATGATGTAGATAATGATGCTAGTAATTGTGAGTCATATATAAGAACTATTGATGATTCTACTTCTACAATAAAGGGACATTTTAGAGTATCTAATAAAAGTAACTATGAAGATTATGCTATTTTTACTATTGATGGAACAAGTACAGAAGTAAGTACATATCATAAGATTCCATGTACTTACTTAGCTGGTGATACATCTTTTCCTGATGCTACACGAGTAATAATAACTTTTGCTAGAACTGGTGATCAAGGTGATAAGGGTCAGAAAGGTGAAACTGGAGCAGATAACTCTACTAAAGGTCAGAAAGGTGAAACTGGAGCAGATAACTCTACTAAAGGACAAAAAGGTGAAACTGGAGCAGATAACTCTACTAAAGGTCAGAAAGGTGAAGATAACTCTACTAAAGGACAAAAAGGTGAAGTAGGTGATAAGGGTGTAAAAGGTGATGATAATTCCACTAAAGGACAAAAAGGTGAAGTAGGAGCAGATAACTCCACTAAAGGACAAAAGGGTGAAGAAGGTGATAAAGGAGATAAGGGTGAAAGTGTTAAAGGTCAAAAAGGTGAACTAGGAACGACTATCAAAGGGCAAAAAGGTGAAGAAGGTGATAAGGGTGATGTAGGTGCTAATGGTGTTGCTGGATTAACTATTGCAACATCTCCTCCAACTTCACCAGCTCCATCTGCAGGTGATCTCTGGTGGGATAGTGATGATGGAGATTTACACGTTTATTATGATGATGGTGATAGTGAACAATGGGTAACAGTATCTCAAGGACCTGCAGGTAAGGATGGTGTGGATGGTGGTAATGTACCAAGAACCACTGCAAATGCATCAACGGGATCTATTGCAAATGCAGCGTCTGCTAATATTACAATCTCTGCTGCAAAGGTCTATGCACTATTAAAAGTTCAAACGTCAGCAGCTGCATGGGTAACTTTATACGTAGATTCAGCAAGTAGAACTGCAGATGCTGGAAGAAGTGAATCAACTGATCCAACTCCTGGTTCTGGTCTTATAGCAGAGGTTATTACTGCAGGAGCAGCGACACAGATAATTACGCCTGGTTCGATGGGTTGGAATAATGATACTACACCAAATCAAAATGTATATGCAAAAGTCGTAAACAAGAGTGGTGGTACTGCTAACATAACAGTCACTCTTCACTATCAACCGATTGAAACCTAATGGAAAAAATATATAGCGTAACTCTTTATGATCGTGATAGACTTGAGGATTTTTATGATGAGATGAAATCAAAGGGGTTTAGATTAAGCAAAAAACGTCCAATTAGTAGAAATACATATTATTGGATGACAGAAGAACAAGCAGTAGAATTAAGAAAAGATAGTAGTGTTTGGGGTGTTGAAGCAATAGATGATTTCCATATAGAACCTCATGGAATTTATAATAATACATCATATAACAAAAATGGAAATTATTGGAAAGATGATTCCCAAGGTACTAAAACGATTTATTCATCTGATTATCAATGGGGTCATATTCATTGTGCTGGAGAAGCAGTTAGAAGAGGAAAAGGTTATTTTGGTGATATATCAAAAGGAGGATCATATGAACGAGTAATTAATCAACCTGTTTCTATATTTAATGATGGTAAACATACTGATGTTGTAATAGTTGATAATCCTATGGCATATGATAGTGAGGAGTGGTATAGTCCTACAACTAACTCAACAAGATTTGTTCAATATCAGTGGTTCAATGAATTGAATACCATTGTAAATTCAATTGATGATGATGGTTGGTCAGAACCAACAGGTACAATAACATATGCTCAGAATTCAAATTTAAGTTATTATCATGGACAGCATGTTGCTGGTATATTAGCTGGACAACATTATGGTTGGGCAACAGAAGCAAATATCTATAATCTCTGCGTTATTGGAAATTGGCCTTCATCTACATCCCACTGGGTAGGCCGTCTTCTCATATTTGATTATTTAAGAGCATTTCATTTAAATAAAGCAGTTAATTCAACTACAGGCCGTCGTAATCCGACTATAACAAATCATAGTTATGGTGGACTTACATACTATAATAATGATCAATCATCTTATTTGGCATTTAGTGATATAATATCAGTCTACTATAGAGGCACAACTTATAATTCATCTAATCCTGGTTCATCTGGTTGGTCACAAACTGGTGTTGAAAAAGATTTTGGGATAAGATTTGATAAAAAATCTTTACCATATTGGAGTCCATCAGCAGTTGCTGATGTTCAAGATGCTATTGAAGATGGTGTAATTATAATAGGAGCTGCTGGAAATGATAATGCATATATGGCAGAACCAAATGATGCTGATTGGAATAATTTGTTGACATGGAATAGAGGGGGATCAACTTATTCACGTTATATGAATAGAGGTGGTTGGCCTAATACTCCAGATAGTGGATCAATTATTGTTGGTTCATTAAGTAATGTTCATGATTTTAGAAGAACATGGTCCTCAAATTATGGTCCTGCTATAGATACATTTGCACCTGGTGTAGAGATATTATCTGCTTTTGGTAATACTGGTCTGGCTGATGGTAAATATGGTTCGGGAAATTACTTTCTTCCAATTAGTGGAACAAGTATGTCATCACCCCAAGTTGCAGGAGTTGCTGCAATACTTGCAACTGCAAAACCTAGATTTGGAAATCAAGATGTTAGGTCATATTTGCAAAAAAATAGTATAAATGATGATATGACTTTTGATTTGGGAAGTGGAACTCATGATGATGATACTTGTCAATTAGGTAGTCCAAACTCTTATTTACATTCAAAGAATCCAAGAGCAGAATCTGGATTGATTCAGAATGATGCGAAAGGTGAAAGAAAAACAACTGGAACGACTTTTCCGAGAAAATCAACTTTCTATTATTCTTCCTAAATATTTTTATAAAAATGATAAAGTTATTAAGATATAATAATCATGGCAGCATTTGATTTCCCAAATAGTCCCAGTACAAATCAGACCCACACGGAGAATGGTGTAACATGGAAGTGGAATGGTAGTGTTTGGAAGAGAGTAGAAAGTGTAGCACAAAAAGGACAAAAAGGACAAAAAGGTGAAGTAGGAGCAGATAACTCAACTAAAGGACAAAAGGGTGAAGCTAGTACTGTTAAAGGACAAAAAGGTGAAGTAGGAGCAGACAACTCAACTAAAGGGCAAAAAGGTGAAGTAGGAGCAGACAACTCAACTAAAGGGCAAAAAGGTGAACCAGGATCAGGATCATCAAATGCTTCAACAGCAACAATTAGAACTGAATCTGATAATGCACAGCATCCAATAATATTTGTTGATAGCAATGCTGATCAGCAGCAGCAAACTCTTAAAATGGATGATGATGATAGATTGACATGGAATCCTAGTTCAGAACTACTTGTAGCACAGAATGTTGCTTCTAATATGATGGTTACTTGGTCTGGTGTTAGTCCTGGTAATGCAGGAGATGTTCTTACATCTGGTGGTAATGCTAGTGGGTGGTCATGGTCAAGTCCAGGTAGTATTGGTGCTGCTGGAGATTCTTATAATAGATTTTTATATACTGGTAATTTAACTGCATATACTCCCACATCTGGAAGTGTAATGATTCGTGTCCAACTTATTGGTGGTGGGGGTGGTAGTGGTGCTTTTAATACTACTGGTACTTATGAACACGGAACTTTTGGTGGAGGAGGTGGTGGTTACTCTGAGTTATGGGTCAGAGTTTCTGATATAGTAAATGGTGCAATTGGTGCTGGTGCTGGTGGAACTGCAGGTATATATGGTAACAACCAAACTACTGGAAAAAATGGTGGTAATGGTGGTACGTCTGAGTTTTATACTAATTATTCATCTGCTGGAATTCTTCTAAGAGCTTTTGGTGGATATGGATCTGAAGGATATGGCAATTCGATAACAAATGGACATGGTATCGGTGCGACGACAACTAATGCTTATCAAGTTCTTAGTGGTACTTATGCTTATTATGGTGCTCCAACTTTATTTCCTGGACATAATGGAAATAGAAATATAAATGATCACACTATTAATAATACATCAGTTCATTATACTTCTTTAGATGCTGGATTTGCTGGTGATGGTAATCCTTATTATGGTAAAGGTGCTCATGGTCGGTATAGTAGTGCTAATAGTAGTGGTAATCATGGCGTTGCTGGAAATACTGGTTGTGTTATAATTACAGAATTCGGAGATTTTTAATTATGTCTAATCAACTTAAATTATTATGGATACATTCCGACAATAAAGTCTATAATGTTGGTATTGGAACCACAACTGCTGGACTTATGGGTACGGTAGTTGGTGTTTCTACTACTAGTGATGCCAATGTTGGATATACATATAATAGTGGTACTTTTACTCCACCAACAGAATCTACAATAACAACAGAACAACACTGGGAATCTCTTAGAAATATTAGAAATGGAGAACTTCTTAGATCTGATTGGACTCAATTTACAGACAGTCCATTATCTTCGAGTAAGAAAACTGAATGGGCAACATACCGTCAAGCATTAAGAGATCTTCCAGCAAATACTTCAGATCCTTCAGACCCAACATTTCCAACAAGACCTAGTTAATAATATCTTTAAATGGCAGCTAATTTTCCAACTAAAACTTTAAGTGATGCAGGAGATACCTTTACATCTAATGGTACTACTTTTGTTTGGGATGGAACTACTTGGAAAAGACCAACTACTGGTGGTGTAAAGGGTGAGACTGGTCAAAAAGGTGAAAAGGGTCAAAAAGGTGAGGTAGGAGAAAAAGGACAGAAAGGTGATACTGGATCGAAGGGTGAAAAAGGTACTGAAGGATTTAAGGGAGAAAAGGGTGAAAAAGGCCAAAAAGGTGAGAAAGGTGAAAAGGGTCAAAAAGGTGATCAAGGTGATAAGGGTGTAAAAGGTGATAAAGGTCAGAAGGGTGAAGTAGGAGATAAGGGTCAAAAAGGTGATCAAGGTGATAAAGGACAGAAAGGAGAAGATAATTCTAGTAAAGGTCAAAAGGGTGAAGATAACTCTACTAAAGGGCAAAAAGGTGAAGTAGGTGATAAAGGAGATAAGGGTCAGAAAGGAGAAGATAACTCAACTAAAGGACAAAAGGGTGAAGACAATTCAACTAAAGGACAAAAAGGAGCACCTGGAGAAGATAACTCTACTAAAGGACAAAAGGGAGAAGTAGGTCAGAAAGGTCAGAAGGGACAAGATGGTAATGATGCAACTGGAACTAAAGGACAGAAAGGAGAAACTGGAGCCGATAACTCAACTAAAGGACAAAAGGGTGAATCGGGGTCTTCTGTTAAAGGTCAAAAGGGTGAAGTAGGAGCTGGTCAAAAAGGAGAACCAGGACAAAAAGGTGATGAAGGTGATAAGGGTCAGAAAGGAGATGCAAATGCTTTAACGTATAATAACCCTTCTAATGACAGAGTTATTACATCGCATGATGCTGGTACTATTCATGCAGAAACCAATATGACGTTTAATGATACGAATGGTTTATATGTTAATAATCATATTGAAGCTACTGGAAGAATAAGACCTTCGGTTGGTAATGCAGGTGATAAGGGAATATATTGGGTTACAGATCCAGGTGGTGGTTCTGGTGATTCAGCATATATTAGATATTATGTTGAATCTGGTGAGAACTGTAAACTTCATATTGGAGTTAGTAATGATGCAGATGATGAGATACAATTAAATGCAGGATTTATTCGACTTGCTGCGGAAACTAGATCTAATAAAATAAGACCTCAAAATAATAATCAGTATGACTTAGGAGATAGTAATTATAGGTTTAGAAATTTATATATAAATGACCTTCAACTTTCAAATGAAGCCAGGAAAGATACTGGTGGTAATGATGTAGATGGAACTTGGGGTAACTACACTATTCAGGAAGGTGAGGATAATTTATTCCTAATAAATAACCGTACAGGTAAGAAGTATAAGTTTAATCTTACGGAGGTCGATTAATGTCTATTGTTTTTGGTTCTGGTGGTGCTACACAACAATATGGTGGTGTGGGATCTAGTGGTCAGACATGGCAAACTGTAAGTAGAAATAATAACACTTGGTATCAAAATACTACAGGTAGACCTATTCAAATAGCGATTGGTTTACTTACTAGTAGGCATATTCATATTGGACCTTCAACTAGTAATTATGTTGAAGTTATTCATACTGGTAGTGATCATTCTGAAGCAATGAATGGAGCAATTATCCCTCAAGGTCATTATTATAGAACAGATGGTAAAAGAACTTGGACGGAGTTTAGGTAAAATGAGTATTAATTTTAAAGAAGGTGGTATTGCAGCTGGTGTTACACAACAATATGGGGATGTTGGATCTAGTGGTCAGGCATGGTCAAATGTTTTTAGTAATAGATCTTCTAACACTTGGTATCAAAATACTACGGGCAGACCTATCCAATTAGCAATTGGGCATCATAGAAATGCTCATCTTCGGGTTGGACCAGCAACTAATAATTATGTTGAAATTGTTCATACTGGTGGGGATTATTCTGAATCTATGAATGAACCAATCGTTCCTGTTAATCATTATTATCATTCTGAAGACAAAAGAACTTGGACTGAATTTCGTTAAGGAGGTAAAAAAATGGCAAATCATGGTTTTTGGCACCCTACTCTTGGATATTGGGAAACTATAAGTGATCCAAGTCCTGACACAGTAGCAGCATATGAATCTGGAACAATTGAAGTTCCAGTAAGACCTAGTGAAATCCATACGTGGAATACTAGTACTAATGCGTGGAATGAACCTTCTACTGCTGATAAAGATGCATTAAAAGCAAGGGATATAAGAGATGAGCGAAATTATTTGTTGGCAAGTGAGGTTGACAGAGTTGTATCTAATCCGTTAAGATGGTCAGATATGAGTACATCTAAACAAGATGAAGTTAAAGCATATAGGCAAGCTTTACTTGATGTGTCTAAACAGGTAGGATTTCCAACCAGTGTTACTTGGCCAAATAAAGTTGTATTATAATGGCGGTAAATTTTCCAAGTAATCCATCATTAAATCAAACATACTCTCAAGGTGCAATCACTTGGAGATGGAATGGATATGCTTGGAATAGAATACCTGATCCTGGTGCTAAAGGAGAACCAGGTCAAAAAGGTGATAAAGGTAATGATGGATTAACGGGATCTCAAGGTAATAAAGGACAGAAGGGAGATAAAGGACAGAAGGGTGATGTAGAAGAGAAGGGTATTAAAGGAGACAAAGGTGAGAAAGGACAAAAGGGAGAAAAAGGTGATAAAGGTATTAAAGGGGAAAAGGGTGAAAAAGGAGACAAAGGTGAGAAAGGTGAGAAAGGAGAAAAGGGTCAAAAAGGAATAAAGGGTGAAAAGGGTGAAAAGGGTCAAAAAGGTGAGAAAGGAGAAAAAGGTCAGAAAGGACAAGATGGAGTACTTGGAGCACAAGGTGATAAGGCTGGATTGAGATATGTATTTGATTCTACTGCAACTAATAATACTGATCCTGGAGATGGACAAATTAGATATAGTAGTACTACATTTGGATCAATTAATTCTATATCAATTGATAAACAAACGAAAGAAGGTACAGATGTATCAGATTACATAGCAACTTGGGATGATTCAACTAATAATACAATTAAAGGACATGTAATAGTTAAATCAAATGAGAATAGTGATTCAACTTACTCTATTTTTGAAGTTATATCCGTTACAGATAATACTGGATGGTTATTAGTAGGTGTACAAAATCCAGTAGGTAATATTCCATCAAATAATGAAGAATTGGTAGTTACTTTCTCAAGAACAGGAGATAAAGGAGAGAAAGGACAAAAGGGTGAGAAGGGAGAAAAAGGTGAAAAGGGTCAAAAAGGAGCAGATGGTGATAAAGGATTAAAGGGTGAGAAGGGTCAGAAAGGTGAAAAGGGTGAAAAGGGACAGAAGGGTCAGAAAGGAGAGGATAATTCTACTAAAGGTCAGAAAGGAGAACAAAATGATAAAGGATTAAAAGGTGAAAAGGGTCAGAAGGGTCAGAAGGGAGAAGATAATTCTACTAAAGGTCAGAAGGGTGAAATAGGAAATACAACTAAAGGTCAGAAGGGTGAGACAGGTGCTGATAACTCTACTAAGGGTCAAAAAGGTGAACCTAGTACTGTTAAAGGACAAAAAGGACAGCAGGGTACTCAGGGTATTCAGGGTAATCAGGGTAATGCTGGATCTCCTGGTGCTAAAGGTCAGAAAGGACAAAAAGGAACAACTGGTGCTCAAGGTAGTACTGCAGGAAATAGTAGAATTACTGTTAGAACATCAGGATCTGGTACACATACCACCCAATCTTGGTGCAGAACTGTCGTAGCCGTTATGGTCGGTGGTGGTGGAGGAGGAGGAAATTCTCGTTACCAAGCTGCTGATTATGATGATGGTGCACAACAGGGTGCAGGTGGTTCTGGTGGTTCTGGTGGTGTAAAATTCCATACACAGAACACAAGTGGAGCAACTAATATCTCATATTCTGTTGGTAGTGGTGGAGCAATTAACCAAAGTGGTGGTAGTTGTGATGATACCATTCAGAATGGTAGCAGTGGTGGAAATACTAGCTTTGGTGGAAGTACTGCAGGTGGAGGAGGCGGTGGACAAGGAAGTGAATGGGGTAGTGGTTCTGGTGGATCAGGTGGATCGGGTGATTTACCTGGAGCAGCAGGAGGAACTGCTACTAGTACTCCTGCTCCTTTTTGGGGTAAATATGGACAAGGTGGTATAGGTTCTAGGCATTGGGACGATGATTTTGGAGATGATGGTGGATGTAGTGTGGGACATCAAGCTGGTCAAGGTGGTGCTATAATTATATTAGAACTTGGTGGATAGTATTTAAATTTTTATTATGAGAGTTATTAGAAATCCTTTCAGTGATGATATGAATAGAGAGTTCTGTCGTTTATTAGAAAGAAATTATAATGACATTAAGGCACATCTAATGTGGCAGAATGATGTTAAAAAAACTGTTAAAACGATCCCTGAATGGAAGGATAAAATAGATAGAGATTCTTTAATGGAAGTCTATAGTCGAAAACATTCATTAGATAAAGGTAGAACTAGAAATCTGAATCATGTAGAAGGAGATGTAGGAGGACAAAGATTATCTAATGATGTTGTAAAAATAAGAAAGATATTAGAGGATAAGTATGGGGGTGAAGTTGTTGTAAGTGGTCAATTTTATTATCCACCAACAGGATTTATGGGATGGCATACTAATTGTGATGCTCCTTGTGAAAGATTTTATATCACTTGGGCAAGTGAAGATAAGAAATCATTTTTTAGATATTATGATTATGAAAAGGATGAGATTATTACAGATTATGATGATAAAGGACTCACTGTAAGACAATTTAATATACCTGATAGACCACCACATCTTTGGCATTGTGTTGGTAGTGAGTGTGATAGATTAAGTATTGGATTTAGGGTGTATTGTAATGTGGCATTGGATATTAACACTTTTATTGAACTTGAAAAAATGTTAGTAGGTAAAGAAGGAACACATTCCAATTTAAGAACTGATTATGTAACTAAGTTGATTAATAATGCAAAACATAGTTAGTATATTTGGTGGACACGATGCAAATATTACATTTTTTAATGGAGATTATCATATCATTGAGATTGAAAGACTAGTAAGGAAAAGATATATTGGACTTTATACTGCTGATGTATATTTAAAAGATGAAGAGATTGTTGAAATACTAAAAGAGTGTCAAGATATTGCTACTAAATTTTGGGGCATAGGGGATAATTATGAATGTGTTCTAATCAATGGTCAATGGGAAAAACCTAAGTCATTAATTGAAAATGTTTTTAAGTCTGATAAGTATCTAACACTTACTAATCATCATTATACACACGCATACTCTGCTTTTTATCAGTCACCATATAAAGAAGCATTAATATTATCTTATGATGGTGGTGGAGAAGGTGAATATTTTAATTTTTATTCAGGAGATTCTAATGGTATTGCTTTATTGAATAAGATTTCAATTAATATGGGTATGGGTTATTGGAAAAGTGCATCTTTAATTAAACAGATTACAGAGAGAAGTAGAACTAGAAGATCTTATCCTGGTAAGTTAATGGGACTTGCTGGATATGGAACTGTAAGGGAAGAAATGTTACCACATTTTCGTCAGTTTTTTATAGAAAAAGATGGGAAGATAGCAGATATGATAAAAGGTGGTAGTTATTTTCAAAAAACTGCTGGTGAGAATGTTGCATCAACAATACAAAAAACCTTTGAGGATATATTATTTGAAGAATTGGATAAGTATGATACTCATATACCACTGGTAGTTACTGGTGGATGTGCATTGAATGTTATTATTAATGAAAAGATAAAGAATAGGTATAAGAGAGAAGTATATGTTCCACCAAATCCTCACGATGGTGGGTTATCATTAGGACATATGTTTTGTTATCAGAAACCAAAAGAGAGAGTGGATGTTACATACAATGGATTACCATTACTTGATAGAGATGAATTGAAAAATTATAATATTAAGAAGGTTACTAAGAAAGATATTGCTAGGTTAATTAAGGATGGTAAAATAATAGGACTAATCTATGGGGATTCTGAAGTTGGACCTCGTGCATTAGGTAATCGTTCTATTGTATGTGATCCTAGTATTTCTGAAATGAAGGATACATTAAACTCTAAAGTAAAACATAGAGAATCCTACAGACCATTCGCACCTTTCTGTAAGAAGGAAGATGCACATAAGTACTTTGAGTCTAGAGACTTTGAGAATATGGAGTATATGAGTTTTGCTGTTAAGGTTAAAGTAGATACTCTTCCATCTATTACACACGTAGATGGTACTGCAAGACTTCAGACTGTAACAGAAGAATCTCATTCACATTTCTATGAGTTACTTACTGAGTTTGGTAAGATCTCTGATACAAATGTGTTATTGAATACATCATTCAATACTAGAGGTAAACCTATACTATCTACAATATCTGATGCTGTTAAAATATTGGATTATGTTATAATAGATGACCATCTTATAATAAATAATTTTATAGATTGATACAATTATGGCTATAACACATAAAGAAACTATTACTTTAATGGAAGTTCTTACTGCCAATAATGATAATATTGTTGGAAAGGTGGTAGTTAATATAGAATCTAGTGATGATTCTAATGCTTCAAAATATAAATGGGAGGGTGATGAATCTTTCCTAGTATCAACATCTGGGATTACTACTTCTACTTCTGGATTTGTGGCATATGAAGATTTAACTGAAAGTACTGTTAAAGGTTGGATTTCTGCAGGTATTTCTACTTCTAAGGTTAAGGCAAGTAATATAGTTAAAATTAATCAATTAATTACACAGGATATTCCTCGTACAACTGAAGATAAAGCATTGCCTTGGTAGGTTGACAAAAGAATCTATATATGGTATGCTGTGGATTCATTCCGTAAAGATTATGACAGAAGAAGATTGGGTATCCAATATAGTCGTTGACGTATGTGCAAAGACTTTTTTATTGGAAAGTAATTGGGGTGAAGAGCGAAAAGTTACATGTGAAACAACTGAGCAATTTATGGATGTTTTAGAAGTAGTTACTCAAACAGCAGATCCAGAACTTATCACTTACGCAGACCTTTCTATTCATGAAAAAACCAAATGATCCTAAAGTTAAACTTAGTTTTGATGGATGTTATAATTATGATAAGTTAAAAAAAGAAGGCTTGGTTGATACTGAGAAGACTGACGAAGATTTTATTAAGATGCATACTGAAGATAATTCAGATGCACCCTGAGTTCTGGGGTACTAAATAGAAACATAGAAATCTTTTGGCCAAAAGTATAAGAAGATGCCTCTTAATAAGTTAGAAAATTTTATAAAGAATACTGAAGGGCGTATTCTTTATGTAAATCCAAATGATCTTGATGCCACTGATGGTATTGAAAACCAAGGTAATTCATTAACCAAACCCTTTAAAACGATTCAGAGAGCACTGATCGAATCAGCGAGATTCTCTTATTTAAGGGGGAATGACAATGATTTAGTAGAAAGAACGACAATACTTCTATTTCCAGGCGAACATATAGTAGATAATAGACCAGGTTTTGGTATTAAAAATGAAAGTGGAGTAGCAAAGGCAGTTACACCAGGAGGTGATTCATCACAAGGTGCAATTAATACTTTTACTTTAACATTAAATTCTAATTTTGATTTAACACAAGAAGATAATATACTTTATAAATTTAATAGTGTTCATGGTGGTGTTGTTGTACCTAGAGGAACATCTATTGTTGGACTAGATTTAAGAAAGACGAAGATAAGACCTAAGTATGTTCCAAATCCAACTGATGACTCTGTAGTAAATAGTGATATTTTCAGAATAAC